AGGGCGTAAGCGCCGCGCTCTTTAGACTTCAAAAACTGCGGACCTAACCAATCGACCGCACCTGCCGCACCCACCATTGCGGGCAGCATCATTCCCGACGCGCTACCCGATTGAGATGTCTTGGGTTTGGTTTCTTTGACAGGTTCTTTTGGAGGACTTACCTCTGCTTTAACGGGCTCAAGCGGTGCAACAATGTCGACTTTGGGGGGATCGCCAACATCAAGATCATCAAAGACAGTTTCTTTGCCTTCCGGGTCTGTAAATGTGCATTTGGTTTCTCCGTCAGGGCTCCAAGTCACAGTCACTTTGGTGTTCGTATTTGTATCGGTAACAACCTGCGTCGTGATGTTTGTATTGGTGTCAACCGTAACGTCTGTTGAACGAGTGCCGTCAACTGTCGTTTGGGTTGTAACGCCCGTGTTTATGTCGCTTGTGGTTGTGGTGGTCGTGCTACCAACAGTGGTTACTTGTGAGGTGACGTTGTTGTTAGTCGTGGTAGTCGTTGACGTATTGCTGGTACTGTCAACCACAGTCTGGCTTGTTACGCCCGTCTTTGTATCCGTTGCGATTGTGGATGTGACATTGTTGTTTGTTGTGCTGTTTGCCGTAATGTTTGAGTTCGCATTCGTAGCTGCAGTGACAGCCGTATTTACATCCGTGCCAGCAGCGACTGCAGCCGTAATGGAAGATGCTGTAGCAGTTGAAGCGTTAGCCCCTGCTTTAGTGGCCGAGTCAACGGCAGAACTAATAGCGGTGCCTGCATCAACGCCGTTAGCGATTGCTGTTGATACGGCCGTGCTCGTCGAGCCTACAACGACTGCCGTCGCATTCGCGCCACTCTGCGTAGCCGTCGAGACGGCCGCAGTTACCGATGATGCGATAACAGTCGAGGCGTCGGCACCGCTTACGATACCCGCCTTGACTGAAGATCCAACGGTTGCGGAGACCGCCATCGAAGCATCAACGCCGTTATTGAGCGACGCGGTAACGGAGCCTGCCACAATCGTGCTGACGGCTGTCGAGGCGTCCGCACCGCTGCTTAAAGCAGTTGAAAGACCCGTATTAATTGACGCAGTGATAACGGCTGACATGTCACCGCCAGACTTGGCAGCTGCGTCAATCACGGTTGAAACCGCTGTGCCAGGGGCGAGACCGTTATTTATTGCAGTCGTAACTGAGCCGGTCGAAGCCTGCACGATGTCGCCGGTCTGAGCGAGCGTATTGTTGAAAGTTGACGCGGCATCTGAGGTTGCTACGTCAACCGGGGTAGTTGAGAGCGCCGTGCTCTTGCCGATTGCGCTGCCGATGATACCTTGCGTGAGTGCTTTGTTTACATCAACGCTCTGACCGAGCGCTAAGTCAACCGCTGCCGATGCGCCGGCCTCCTGGCCGCCTTCAGTTACGCCTTCGCCGAGCACTTTACCGGCGGCTTTACCGGCTACGTTATCCATCTTACCTATGGCAAAATCACCCAGTTTACCTATAGTCAGCTGAATGGCGGCCTCGGTGGCCCCGGCTGCGGCCCCGGCCTTACGTGCGTCGAGGAGCGCCTGCTCATGAGTTTTTCCAGACCTTACAGCGTCATCATACGCACCGATTGCGGCGTTGCCCGCTGTGTCGGCGGTGTCTATGAGTCCGCTAGCGACCATAGCTGCTCGGGCTCCCGCACCGCCAAGGAACAGCGCAGGCAGCTCCTGGCGCAGCTCAATGACCGTCTGACGCGCTAAGCCGCTCGTACCGTCAAGAATACGACCCGCCAGAACGGCTAGTTTCTCCTGCGGTCCTTGAGCCGCGCTCAACAGCTGCATCGTGTCGTTGAAGTTGGCGGTGTCTTGCGGCCCGGTGCCGATCGACTGGCCAAACTTCTGCAGCTCTCCGCCACCCCTTATGAACTCATCGGCTAGGGGTTTATTGTTTAACAGCAACGCAGTGCCTCCCCCTACGTTGCTCAGGAGCTCTCCGGCAGCGTCGTAGGCGGTGCTAACACTTTGTGTAATCGGGCTGTTGGGATTGTTCTTAAGGTAGTTCTGAGCAGCCTCGCTACTCAACTGCATCTGATTTGACAACCAACTGCCGATGTTTGATATGAGGCCGCTGGGTTTAGCCGCTGCGGCTGCGAGCTGCTGGCGGGTGTTCTCATAGGCGGCTTCTTGCTCGGCGGTCTTGCCAGCAGCCTCCCCGCGCCCGCTACCCGCCACAGGAACGAGACCCAACTTGGGATCTTCCTGAAACGTGGCGGTGCTATAGGGCTTACCTTGCCAAGTGAACGTAGCACCTGCGCCGAGCTTTTCTCTGGCTAGCGCATAGGCTTCGTTGAAGGTTGACTTAGCCGCAATGTCTGCCCTCACATCGGGCAGATTAGAAGCACGCTCTTGAGCCTGCTCGCCGGATGTGAGCTTTCCGCCCTCGATGACTCCGCGTGCTCGGGTTACCGTGTCATTGATATCAGCGTCCGCGTATCCGGCAGAAGTCATAGCGCTACGCAGCGCGTCTTCGCTACCTTTTCCGGTAAGGAGGTTTTGATACGCCGCCTGAACACCGAGCTTGTTTTCAAGTTTGATAGCGTTCTGCGCGTCAACCCCATTCAACAACTCATTAGCTCGCTCGGAGCTCATCCCCGCAGCCACCATTTCACCTATGGCGGTCTGACGGTCGAGCTGAGGCGTACCAAACTCCGGGTCAATCTTCGAGTAACGGCTCATGACGTCAGTCGCGACTCGGCTCATATTGATCCGCTGGTCTGCTTGTTGTGCATAGCCTTCCGCTTGCTCTGCGGTTAAGCCTAACTTTTGTAACTGACTGACAAGACCTTCACGGCTTAGGTCGTTGCCCGGACCCGTATAGTCTGACAAAGCCTGATTAGCAGCATTTTGCCGCTGAAGCAATGCGATCTGATCATCTTCAGCAGCGATCGGACTGAGCGCACTTAACCCAAGCGGCGAAGCGTTTGCATCAAGAAACGCAGCGCGATCTTGCGATGACTGCGGTTTAATACCTGTGCCTGCTAGGCCGCTTTGCAAGCCCGCTTGGGCCAAAGATGTCAGTGCTGCTAATTCATTGCCCTGTAAGGCTTGTAGACCTGCGGAAACGAGCTTTGAAGCGGTGGCTTTATCAACGCCTGTTTCAGCAACCAAAGCATCTGTAGCGAAGCTTGTGCCCACACTTGTTGCTAACGCTGCGGGATCAAGTTTTCCTGTCGTAATGAGTTGCGTGATGGCGCCTTTACCAGCGCTTGCTAGTTCCGCTGGGAGCATTGAGCTAACTTGAGCGCCTGCGAACCCGGCTCCTGCGCTTAACACCGCCCCTTTTAAGGCATCAATTGGATCTGCGCCTGCAGCAACCTGAAGGCCAAAGTTCAACACACCTGAGCCTAAAGCACCCGCAGCGGCACCTGTGGCTCCTAAAGCACTTCCTATAGCTGATCCAACCCCAGGCAATGCTAAGCCAAGAATCAAACCAGTTACAGGATTGGTCAAAAAACTTTTCCATAACCCAGGACCTTCGACGCCAATTTCTTGCGTTATTTTCCCTGTTACTGGGTCAAGCATATCGTAACGGGTTTGCTTTGAGCCTAAGCCTGATTGATTGTCTGATATGCGAACCAAAGTGCTACCATCACCTGCGACAGTATAATCTTTGCCACCAATATTTACGGTGTTGTATCGAGTTTCATTACCCCCTTCGAGATTTTCTGTATATCTAGCATCTTCAATAGCTCTTTGCGCTGGCGTTAATGCTGCGCGGCGGTCTTGCTCTGCTTGCCAAGCTGATCGTTGTTGCTCGGCAGATTCAAAAGTGCCGGCATCTTCACCGCCACCCTGATAAACGGTTCGATCTGTGAAAGTTGGAATCTCTACATTGTTATAAACCTGATCAGCAGACAGTAATTTAGGCTTCCCCGTAACAGGATCAAACACATACTGACCCGCATTAGGGTCTGCTATGTAACGCGACGAAGCGGGGTCATTCGGGTTATAACGATCTTCGGTAAATGTGTCGCTCGCTTGCAACGCGCCGCTCGTCGCAGCGGGAAGTGATGCCTGGTACTCAGCATAAGTCGGCTGTGCGGCTGTTTCTAACGCTCCTGAATTGATTTTGTCAGTGTAGGAAATGGGCGCAGAGCTTTTCAAAGCCTGGTCAAGATCTATGCCGTAGTTTTGCCTTGCAGCGTTTACAAGAACGTCATGACTGTAGCCTTGGCCTGTCAAGTCGGCATAAAGCGATTTGAGCGCTTCGGGTGTGATTGATAACGGTGAAGTCGCCATTTCAGCTCGTCCTTGGGTTTACGGCACCGACCATCGCGGCGGCCCATTCTTGCCAATCGTCAAATTGATAAGGCTCGGGTATAGCCTCATTGGCGAACACGTCAATGGCTTTCAAGCCCGCGCCCCATGACTTCCAATCCGTGTCGGTCGTCGGGATCTGCAGCTGCTGTGCGGCGTAAGCCTCAACCATCAACGCTGCCCAAGACTCAAAGCTGTGATAACGCGGGTCATAAACCAACGGAACGGTCATGTTGAGTAGCCTCGAACGTCGCCGGTGTCGGCGTCAACCATAATTTTACCCGTTTGATAATCACCGCCGGAAACATTGCTAACTATCTTGATTCGCAGTATACGGCGCTGCTCTTTCATGTCGATTTTACCCGTGCCCGGCGCAAATGTGTATGGTCCCGTGACTTGATCGACCTCATCAGCATAGGGGCGGCCGATGATGTATAAGTCAAGGTTTCCGACCTGCACAAAGTTCGGCTCAACGCGCTCGATACGCGTCCATTTGTTTTCACCCACTGGGGAAAACGTAGCCGGGCCGCCGGCTATAACGCCGAGATCCGAAGTCGTGAAATACGATTCGATTGCGAGTACGGTTGCGCCCTGAACGGAGTCTTTTCCAATTTCATGCTGCCACAGCGAGACCTGCTGCATCAACGAATCGACCGTGATCTCAAAGTCAACACCTACACCGTCCAACACCGCCGTGAGCAGGTCACCCTCAGCGTAACCGCTGCCGCGATTGTTTATATCAACCGTGACCACTTTCCCACCGAGCACCGTGATTGTGGCGGTCGCGCCGCTGCCGGTTCCCCCGGTTAGGCTCTCGTAGTTGTACGTGCCGTCGGCGTAGCCGGAGCCTTGATCGCTGATCGTAAACACGTTGATCGCGTCCGCCGTGTTGACGTTATAACCCGCCTGAATGGGGAACCGAAAGACCTGCGAAAAGTACCCAGCCGAACGCTGCGCACCGGAGGCTTCCCCGGTGTCATACCACGTATTATCACGCACGTTGTAGATCACCGCATCGGTACACTCGGTGGCGTTACCCCTGGGGTAAAACCACCACACTTCACCGAAACGAGGCACTTTAGTAGCCCAGACTTTCTGCCGCTGGGTGTAGTTGAGATTGTCGAAAAAGTAGTTCTGATTGAACGTATTTGGAATCTCTTTTGTAACCCCGTTATACAGCAGGAACCGATCAACCCCTGTCCAGAAGTAAATACCGTCATACTCGATGACCGCCGAAGACGACAAGAACGAGGACTGCGAAGTGATGATATCGTAACGCCAGTAGGTCGTAGCTGCAAAGTTAGGCGTGCCCGCCACACCTAACGACTGAGGTGCGTAAGACACTCGAACCAGTGAGTCCAACGACCAAAAGAGTCCGGAAGGCGAGTTCGAACCACCCCGCACCGGCAACCCTTGTAGTATCTTACCCGTCGCGGCGTTGACCCGGTTGGCATCAGCCGAAACCCAGTCATCGATGTCCCCGGCTGAGCAGTTCCAAATGAGCCCATTGTTGCCGTAAACGAATACGTAAGGGTGTAGCGACACTACACCGCCCGATACGGAAACCTCGTTGTCAAACGTGAGCGTTGTTACGCTCGTAGCGGTTGCATTCTGGCTCAGCGTTATAGTGCTGGTGACAACTGAGACAACCGTCGTACCCGCCGGTATTCCGTAACCCTTGACTACCTGGCCAGCGGCGATACGCACGTCGGTGGTGGGAATGGTGACCGTGGGCGAACCGCTCGTAACTGTGCATGTCGTCACGGCAAAAAGCCCCGCAGCCCAAAGCGTTGTTCCGGTCAACGGACCGCAGAGCAGCCGCGTGTTGGTCTCGTTGTCAATGCTGACTAGATCCTGCGACGGGTGCGCGAGCAGCAGGCTCGTGTTGTAACCTACCGTATCGGTGAACGTGTCGAACTGCCAAGAGTTCAGGTCTGAAGCCACAAACGGCGAGTCAATGGCGCTCACCTGAAGCACTAACCCTGAACCCACACCGCCGAGAGAAGTATTGCTAGCGGTGAGGAAATCTCCAGCCACGTAACGTACCCCGCCTCCAGTCACGGTCACGGCGGTCACGGTTCCCCCGCCGCCGACGGTAACCGTCGTTATGAGACCTTCTCCGGTGCCTGAGGTTGTGTACGTTAAGGGTACGTTGGTATACGTACCGGGCAGGTAACCCGAACCGGCGACCGTTATGCTGAGTGTGGTGGCGGGGCCACCAAATTTGAAGTCAGTAACCCCCGAACCCACCCCGTTATTGTCAATCGGTACGAGCTGCAGACCGTCGTTGTAACCGCTATAAACGTTATTGTACAGGTTACGCACCACCACAAACACGCCGCGAGAAGGCCCGGCGAGCGAGTTCACGATCTGACGGTACCCGCCCATTTTTCGCGGACGAGCCAGCTCACCCCCGAACTTCTGAAAGCGCACCCAGCGCCCGTCAGTATAGTACTCTTTGTCAAAGATGGTACCATCGCGCTGAATACCGGGCCGGGTGTCGAGGGCGAAGACTTTCTTAGTCATCAGAACGAACCCCCAGAGATACCTTCAGAAGTCAACATGAACTTTATGGTTCCGAGCACAGATATTCCAAACTGACCCGCGCCGGGCCTGAACAGTCCGGTGCTTATTTCAGAGGCGAAATTCAAAGAAGGGCTACCCGCGCTGCCGTTAACGATGCTGAACGAAGTGCCGCCGGCCTGAGTCGTGTTAGCGTTGAGCACGTTGGTACCGTCGCAGAACAAACTCGCTTGCCCCGAGGCGGGAACGGTCGCAGTAGCCCCGCCGACCGCGCCGGTTGAGATTGTCAGGGTGAAACCGCCCGCACTACATTGATTGCTGATGATGTAGAAATTAACCACCGGCGGTATGATGATTGTAACGTTACCCGTGAGGGTTCCGTTGTAAATCTGAATCGTGTTTGAGGCCTCGTTAGCCGTCAGGGTGTAGGTTCCGCTGGTTACGGTTTTAGTCAGAATACCGTACTCGAACTGCGTGCTAACCCCGTAGCCCACCGTGATGAACCCGGTTCCGGTCGAAACGATAAAAGCCGACTCATTAGGCGCAAAGGCTTTTGAAGCTCCCCCGTCAATCAGCTCAACACCCGTGCAGTTAACCGTGAGCGTGCCCGTTCCGGCGTTCTTTATAAGAAAAAACCAGTTACTACCCACCGTAACAGCAGAAGGCAGCGTGGTGGTTGTGACCCCGCCGCTCCAAACATAAGTCTTCGCCCGATCACCGTCAACGAATACTTGGCTCGCGGTGATGGCCGAAACCGGATGGCTTTGGTTCAGGGTTAACCCGCTAGCGAGCAGCCCCGCCCCAGCGAGCGTAGCCGCATCAGCTGAGGACGTTCCCGCACCGAACGTAAAATTACCCCAAGTGCCGTAGTCGTTGGCATTATCGGTCAAATAAATGTAACGTGCCGCGCCGGAAGGTATCGACACAATAGTGCCGTTGCCATCATAGGTCTTGACCGTAAACGTACTGCTGCCGACGTTACGTATCAGCGCATCTTGCCCGACCGAGACCTGATTGGCCGGAGGCATGCGCAGCTCGTAGTTGCCCGAAGCGTCAACGTCCATGATCCGAGCAGCCGGGGTCTCGGTGGCTTCATTACCGTTAATGGGCCAGAATAGCTGAAGATTTGCGTCGAGCTGAATCTCAAGATAGAGAACATCGGTCGGCTGTATGACGTCGCCGGTAAAAGGGCTAACGTAACTCATGATCAGCTATCCGACGCGATCGCCTGACGATCGGCGATACGTAGTTTGTCTTCCGCTATGAGCGTCTGCATGATCGCGTTGTACTGCGACTGCCACATCGGTATCCGTTCGTCATTCTTCAAGAATGGCATAGCTTGCAGGAGTGACCCGTACAACAACGCCTGTGGGGCGTATTCGGTGAACCAATTTGTTTGATTTGAAGAGTCCAACGGTTGAACCCGCTCATAGTACAACACCTCGAAACTATAAGCCTGGGCCGGCGTCGGTGCTACAAACCAATGCGTGTAGTCGTAATCGCAGTAAAACCGAGGCACTTCAGTTTGCGTTGAGTCCGGCCAGTACTCACGCAGGTACTCATATTTGCGCAGCAGCACAGGCTGACGCCGACCCGCTACGGTAAGGTTCATACTGACCGTCTTGTGCCAACGTGCCGGTTTGTTGATGATGGGGTTGCTGGCGGTCATGTTGCTAGTCTGAACGGTCAGGTTACCTAGAAATTTAATCTGACTCGCTATCACCTGCTCAGCTAGGCCGATGAACGTCGGTATGCGGTCCACCGTGGCCGTGTCGGTACGCTCAAGGTACTGCTGAATGTCAGTGACCAGGTTGTTATAGGTCATTGCGTAGGCGGGCATTACCAGCTCCTTTTAGCCTTAGCGCCGGCCATGTTTGCGACTAGCGAAGGGTACTTGGTGCCGGTGCGTTTGGCGAACGCTTTGGCGGCTCGTTTCTGATTCGGACTCAGAGACTTGGACTCGCCGAGTGATTTGGGCCGTGGTTTTTCCCATACCTCTTTCATAGCTTCCTCACCCCATTAGGTTGCATTCGGCTTGACGTCTGAGGACTAAGCCGCGTAACACTTTACCACCCCCACGTACCCAGAGTCCGAGCTGCTCTTTCGCGCCTTCCCAGTCTTGAGCGTTTATTTTACGCCTCAAAGTCGAGGTTTGTAAACGCCCTACGCCTAAATTATAGCAAAAATCTACTACGGCGTTTAACTTTCCCCAATCTTTCTTTTGAATCGCGAGAGCCAACAGTATCGGGCAGAGCCGAATCGCCCCCGGCGCGTAAGTATGCACCAGCTCATGCATTAACAGCTGCTCGGCGTATTCACGCGTTATCGGGGGGTCGTCCTTAGTAACCCGGTCACCACTCTGGTAGTAAGTCGACCCGTATCCGATGGTCCACACACCTGCCGGACAAAGATAAGGCTTCGCAGAGAAGCCTTCAAAGCGCCGGCACAGTTCGGCTGCAAGATCGAGCTTCACGCGAGACCTCGAGCTTTCAGGGTTCGATCAAGAAACCAATAGTTGAACGTGCCTGCGACCAGTGCGGCAAAGTCGGGCGACATGATCATCTTGAACACTTCCTGCACGGGCAGACCTTCACGGGAGGCGATGATCGCAAACCAGACATGCGATGCTGACCAGATGGCCAAGATCCAATAAGTCACTACCGGTCGGACTGAAGCCGAAAGCGATGCAACCCAGCCACCGGCAGCTTTAGCCATCTCGGTTTGTGAGTTGATGGCAGCTTCGAATGCAGCCATAACGCCAGTATCGATTGCTTTATCACGTTCAGCTCCTATCTCAGCCAACTTCATTTCACCGCGAATCTGCTCAAGTTCGCACTGACGGTTGAACATCGAAAGTTCATGTTGCCGTTCGTTTTTGCGGTCAAGAAACTTCAACACCTCAGGGGCAAGTCGAAATAAGCCTCCGAAGATTGTGCCGAAAAGACCGCCGCCAATAATGTCTAGCATCTAGATACCCAGCAGATTCTTAACGAACATGGCCGCGACACCTGGGCCAAGCAAGACGGCTGCAATCGTGATGTACAGCAGCCACTCAATGTGGCGCATGCGCTTGCTTCCATCACCGAGGCGTTTCTCGATGTTCTCGTAGCGTTGAGCGCAAACCGCTTCATGTACCGATAAGCGCTTGTCCAGGTCGTCGCTCATTTAAGCAGCCTCTTGTTCCTCGGTTGGCACTTCCTGCAAGGGGGTCATCGGTGGCTTTGCAGCCTCCTTCATGCCCTCAATCAGTTGGTAGACCTCTTGGTATGGGCGGGTGCCCAGGTAGCCAATGATTGCGTTAGCGAGTTCGATGGGGATATGAAGTTTCATGCAAACCTCTTAGGTTGGTTGATAGGACTTACCGGCGGTGATGGCTGCGTTGATGGCCGTTAAATTACGACCCGTAAACCATCCCTTGGCAATCATAAGCTCAAGATGCTCCACGTTGCGCTTGATGCAGTCTTGGCGATCTTTTGCTGGTTCGTTTTGCATCCGAGTACCGGCAACGATGGCGTTGATGAGATCAACCGAGTCACCCATTGCTGAGAAGTGACGGTCAAGCTCTTCTTTTGCGGGGATTTCAATAACTTCAGACATCATTAAGCTCCTTTGAGGGTTGCGATTTCAGCTTGCAGTGCTTGCACTTGGGCTGAGAGTTCTTGGACTGCTTTGACTAGCACGGGGACTAAAGACTCGCCTTGGTATTTCAGCTTTTCAGGGACTTCTGTGTCAATAATGACCGGATCATCACCTTCAAGAGCAAGAATGTCTTGCGCTAAAAAACCGTACCGTTTGTTTCCGTTTGGCGTTTCATCATCTCTTGCTGTTTTGAATTGAAACGACACGGGGTTAAGTTGATTGATAAACCCAAGACCATGCGGTACGGGTTGAATATTTGTTTTGTCTCTTGCGTCTGAAACAACCGTCCATGCAACTTGAACGTAGGCGTTGGTAATCGCCGTATGCCCCATCACCAACCGGTTATTTTCGGTCGTGACGTTGAACACAGGGTTGTAGTTAATGCCTGCGCCTTCCAAACCGCCGACTTGAATATTGCTGCTTCCAGTAGTGCAGTTGTAGAGCGCGTATCCTCCAATTGCTGTGTTGCAAACTCCAGTGGTATTTGCTTGAAGTGCTTGATTACCCAATACAGCGTTCCAAGCTCCGGTAGTGTTTGAATCCAACGCCTGATAACCAACAGCGGTGTTGCTTCCGCCAGTGGTGTTGGCGGCGAGAGTCTGATAACCAACAGCGGTGTTGTTTGCGCCAGTGGTGTTGTCGATAAGCGCTTGATGACCGACAGCGGTGTTGTTGGAGGAGGTGGTGACTCGAAGTGCCTCATGGCCAACTGCGACGTTGTAATTGCCGGTGCTGTTGGCACGAAGTGAAGCGTTCCCGATAGCTACGTTATAAGAACCGGTGGTGTTTGAATGAAGCGCTGCGTATCCGGTATTACTATCCTCTGTACCAAAAGCGACGTTATTGACGCCAGTGTTGTTACTGCCTAATGCTGTACGTCCAACAGCGACATTCGCAGACGCCGTGTTATACCGTAAGGCAGCGTAACCAACGGCAACATTTGAATTACCTGTACTGTTGGTGGAAGCCGCTTGAAAACCAAGAGCGACGTTATAACCACCTGTAGTGTTGCCGGAAGCTGCTTGATAACCAACAGCGGTATTGCTTGGGCCAGTGGTATTGTTGTAGAGGGCAGCGTATCCTACTGCATGATTAAATGTGCCGGTTGTGTTTGCTTGTCCAGCAAATGCGCCAACAAACAAACTATCACTAGCCTTGTTGTTTAACCCTGCTTGATAGCCAATCGCTACAAAGTATGAATTTGTTTGGTTTGCATTACCGGCTTGATAACCAACAGTGGTGTTGCCTGCGCCAGTGGTGTTGGCGTTGAGGGCTTGATAACCCACCGCAGTGTTGGTGGACACAGCACCTGCGCCACGGCCTACCCGGACTCCGTAGATCGTCGCATCACCCGTGTCTACAACCAGCTTGCTGCCTGTGACGGCAGAGGTGGTCCCAACCAGCAAGTTGCCCGAGGAGTCGATACGCATCCGCTCGGTTGAAGTGGCAGAACCATCGT